CGCGAGTATGGCCCACGTTCCGGTTCGAGTCAACGATGACGGACATGAGGGTCCTGAGGGCGGACACCTCGGCGCGCAGCTGCTGGTTCTCCTGCTCGAGCTGCTCGAGCTTCTTGTCCATCGCGGTGAGGCGTGCGGAAAGGCGCCATGCGGCGGCGGCGATGGTCGCCATCGGGGCGACGTAGGCGAACAGCATCTGCAGGTCAGTCACGGGAGAACACCTCCCGCTCCCACCAGGACAGCGAGGCGAGGTCGTCGGCGTCGCGCAGCATCTCGAGGTCGTCAGGGTCCGGTTCGGAGTCGACTTGGACGACGCTGCGGCCGGAGGCGAGGTCGTTGATCGTGTCGAGAACGGCCATGATGTTTCGTCCTGGGCAGGCGGTCTCGCCCATTTGCCGGTGCGGGATGTACTGGTCGGGCCCCCAGGTGCCGCCGTGCCAGTAGGCCCATTCGGCGAGGTCGTCGATGGCGTGAACGGGCAGCTCGGCCTTGTCGTAGTTGCCGAGGACGCACAGGCCGTGGCCGACCTTGTTGTAGCCGCGCGTGTGGGCGCCGTGGATGGCGGGGCCGCGACCCTCGTAGAACGTGCGTGACCCTGGGCTGTACAGCCAGGTGTAGCCGACGTCCTGCCAGCCTCGGACCCGCTGGTGAAAGTCCTGGATGCTGCGAACGACCTGCGCGCCGCCGTCCGGTCCTGCGGAGTGGTGCAGGAACAGGTAGCGGACGGGTGCTGCGATTGGGACCGGCCGGCCCTTCGGTGGGGCGGCGCCCCAGTCGGCGCGGCGGACCAGTTCCATCAGCCGGCGTTGCGGCGCCTGCGCGCGAGCACGGCCTCCTTGAGCGGCACAAGCGCGGCGGCGACGCCAGCGGCGACTGCCGACAGGATGGCCGCACTGTCGACGGCGAGCGCGTAGGTCGCGGCGAGTGCGCCGACGAACGCTTCCAGGAAGGTCCAGAACGTGCGGTGGGCGGTGTCAATCCAGTCCATCATGCGGGCTCCTCCGGCCATTCGACGTCGGTGGGCAGGATGTAGTTCTGTGGGATGTCGCGCAGCTGCTGACGGTAGGTCGCCCAGGCGGCGGCGTCGACGGGCGCGTCGGACACCTGCGTCCAGTCCGAGGCGGTCAGACGTCGGTCACGCTCGGCGCGGATGGCCTTCCACGCCAGGGCACGCTCGACGTCAGGGGCGGCCTCGTCAAGCGCCTTCTTGGTCGGCTTCTTGGCGGTGTTCGACTGGTCCCACGACAGCGTAGACAGATCGTTGTTCGTCAGACCCCACAGCGCGTCAGGATGGAGGGCGGTCAGGACGGCGGCGTAGTCGGTCATGCCTTGACCTCCTGAATGACGAAGCCCGAGGAACCCCGAGAATTTGCTGCGTTATCTGCGTCGGCTTCGCTTCGGTTGATGTAGACGGTTGCGGTATTTGTGGACACGTTGATGGCTCGAACGGTGTAAGTCTTGGACCCTGAACCCGGCGTGTGAACGAAAGTGATGCTCGGCATGGTCACGACGGTTGGGCCGTAGGTAGCGTCAAGTACTGCTACGCGACCTCCCGCGCCAACTTGTGTACGGTTGCTGGCGGCAGCACCAATGCCGATCAGGCTCGTGCCGTCGTAGACAGCGATACCGACACTTCCGCGATCTTCGTCTTGGCCGGCGACACCGAAGTAAGCGGAGATGATGAGTTTGTTCGACGCATCTGCGACCTCGTGCGTGATGCTGAGGTCGGTGACGGCAAAGTTGGCGCCTGCTGCGGTGGAGTTGGTCTGTGTGCCGGTGAACAGCGCATGCTTGACGGCGACGAGACCGCCTGCGGCGTCGAGGCCGGCGTCGATGGCGTTCGCCAGCGCGAGGCTGTCGGCCGGCCAGTCCGACACGAGGTCGGTCGAGGCGACGTAGGGGATGTTCCAGGGTGCGCCGGTGTCTGGCATCGGGGTCTCCTAGGCGTTCTGCCACTGGAGCGTAGCGTTCGTGTCGCCCCAGGTGAGGGTGTCGGGCACGTCGGCCCACCGTGTGTTGTAGATCGAGAACCGCTCGTCGGATGCGAACACCTCGACGTTGGCCGCCACATCCGTGACCTCGATGTTGAGGCCCTCCACGAAGCCGTAGAACGTGCCAGCCGGCAGCACGGACGTCGGGATGTTGGTCACCGAGATGTAGTCGTTGACCTCGAGCTGCAGCAGCTGATCTGTCAGACTGTCCGTGGTGTTGTTGAGCCGTACCAAGAACGGGCCGTCGAGGTCGGCCTGGGGGAACGCCTGCAGCTGCGCGAGACGCTCGGCGAGGTCGTCGGCGTCGTCGGAGTCGTCCAAGATGGACGTGTACTCGCGGGTCGTGAACCCGTACTCGGCGATGGAGTCCGTGGCGTTGTAAATCGCGGTGCCGCCGGACCAGGTGAGGATGACCTGGTTCACGATGTCGTCACGGCGCGCGGTGGCGCTGCCAGATCGTGCGGCGATGAGGCTGGCATCGATGGTGACGGGCGTGCCGAGGCTGGCGCCCTGCCGGCGGGTCGAGTCGGCGTAGCCAATGCGGCCGTCGCCGGTCTCGTAGACGACGCCGCCGCCGGAGAACGATGCGGCCGACAGGGCCCCGAACGTCGAGGTCGGCACCTGGGTGAGCGCGGCGAGCGTGTACAGGCCTGGGTCGATGAGGCTGCCGTCGATGCCGTAGTCCGCCCAAGTGGCGCTGGCGTCGACCTGCCCCCACTGCTGTGTCAGGGGCTGCTCGGCCCACTGTTCGGAGATGGCGTCATCGAGGAGCGCTGCGATGCGGGGGCCGTCAAGCTGCTGCGGCAGCGTGGCCTCCTGGTCGCGGCGGCCTGCTCGAGCGAGCGGGCCGAACACGTCGAGGGTGACGATGGGTCCGACGTTCGGGTCGTACTGGGCTGAGACGGCCTGCACGCGCCCTTGGAACACGCGGGCGGTGCCGGACTGCAGGGCGACGTCGACGGTGCAGAGCTCGTTGACGACGGGCCGGACCGTCGGGTCGGTGAGGATGATGCGGCCGAGGCCGGCGGGCATCCCTTCCCAGTAGGAGCGGCGTCCGCGCTGGATGAACACCGAGTCGATGGCCTCGCCGGTGTGGTCTGTGCCGCCGACGGTGACGGTGACGGTGCGGGGCCAGCCCATTACTGCGGCGTCCCTGGTGTGGGCAGGGTGCCGCGCGACCGGTCGCGCAACGCTTGGAACCGCTCGATCTCGCGGGTGACCTGGTAGGTCGAGCCGACGATGCCGTTGACGATGACGTTGCCGGTCTGCCGCTGGCCGGCGCTGCCTGCGAATGACGGCGGTGGCGCTGCCGAGCCGCGGAGGCCGAGGCCGCTTGGTGCGAGACCGCCTGTGGCCTGTGATGGTGCGAGGTTCTGGCCTGTGGCGACGGTCAGTCCTGCGGCGACACCGACGCCGCCTGCCACCGCCCCACCGACACCGAGGCCGGTGAGCACCTTCCAGGCGCCCTGCAGGGCTGCGAACGCCTTGAGGCTGACGTTGAGCGCCTTGATGGCGACGGACACGCCAAGGATGGCCTTGCCGATGGCCACGAGCTTCTCAGGCTGGATGGCGGTGATGCTGGCGACGAAGCCTCTGAGCTGCGGCAGCAGCTCCTGGACGACGGGCAGCAGCTGCTCGCCGAGCTCGACGCGGAAGTTCTCGAGCTCGGCCTGCAGGATGCGCTGACTGTTGGCGAGGCCGTCCGAGGTGCGGGCAAAGTCGCCCTGCTGCAGCGTGGTCTGCGCAAGGATCTCTGCGTAGGCGGCGAGGGTCTTCTGCTGCGGGGTGAGCGCCTGGTCGGTCGTCTCGATGATCCCTTCGCGCAGGGCCCGCTGCTTGAGCGTGGCAGCGTCAAGGAGCACGCCGAACTGGCGGATGGGCTCGGACTCGCCTCGCAGGGCCGCGCCGAGGGCGGTGATGGCCGTGTCGACGTCTGTGTTGTTGAACGACGCCAGGTCCGAGGCAAGGGTGACGAGGTCCGTGGTGAACTCGACGAGCTCGTTGCCGGACAGTCCTGCCGCGGTGCCAAAGATGCCGAACGTCTGCGACGCCTCGAGTGCGGCCTGTCGGGACTGGCCGAGCGCCTGGGCTGCGTCGCGGGCGAACTGCTGCAGCTGCGCGGACGCGCGCCTGCCGAACACCTGCTCGACGGCCGAGGATGTCTCGTCGAGGTCCGAAGCGGCGTTGATGGCGGACGCGCCGATGGCCCCGATGGCCCCGATGGCGACGTTGGCGAACTTGGACGCCTGCTCGACGCCCTTGGAGAACTTCTTGAACCCTGAGCCGGCCTTGTCGAGCTGCGACCCGAAGTTGGAGACGTCAGCGAGCAGGCTGAGCTTGAGGGTGCGAAGGGTCTGGGATGCCATCAGTCACGCCCCCAGGTGTCGGCGACCTTCTGTGCGCCC